ACCGCGTTCAGGACCGTGAGCCGATCGGATTCAAGCCATGAAGAGCGCAGCGCAAGCGCCCGTCCTGGCTGAACTCGGCGTTGATGTGGGAGTGCGGTTCGGCCGATTGCTCATCAAGGAATGGGTTGGCGGCCCCGGTCTGGTCACGAAATGGCGCTGCGCCTGCGACTGCGGCGGCGAGGTGACGCTTGCCACCTACCGGCTGAAGCAGACGAAGACACCGGGGTGTCGCCAGTGCTCAACCGCGAGGCAGGCGTTGGCCAAGGCTAAGCATGGCGACTTCATGGGCAGCAAGGGCCGCAAGACGCGGTTATGGCGTACATGGGCATCCATGCACGAGCGCTGTAACCCTGGTCGGCATTCGTCGCCGCGTGGCTGGGACATTTATCTGGCGAAGGGAATTGTCGTCTGCCCTGAGTGGTCAGATTTCGCGGTGTTCCGCGATTGGGCACGCGCTAATGGCTACGCCGACGATCTGACCATTGAGCGCAAGTCGTCCTGGGGGAATTACGATCCTGGGAACTGCGAGTGGATCACCAAGGCTGAAAACTCGCGGCGGGCCGGCGCCGCCACGGCAGCGAAGAATAAATGGGAAGCCCCGATGCGTCCGTGGGTTGATCCGCACTTCCCGATTGAGATGCTGTGGGGGGCCTGCTGATGTCCGGGAGTGTAGGCAATTCTGGCTACGGTGCTGCGCAACCTCGCCCTGAGGGTGCAAAGCGGGCGCCGAGAAAACGCGCTGAATTGTCGTATGCAGACGCTAGCGCCGATAGGTTGTCGAAGACTCCGGCAAAGGCCAAGAAGCGACGGCCCGACGGTTCTGATAGTAATTGGGCGCAAATTCGGCATCATTCAGAGCAGAGGATTAATCAACAGCGCTCGTGGCGACAATCCTGGATGCAGAACTATCAACTGCTCGAGGCCTACATCCAGCCTCGCCGCGGCATCTTCATCAACACGGCGATGCCGACGCCGAACTCGATGATCCGCGGCCAACCGATTAACCAAAATATTGTTGATCCGACCGGCACCTATGCCGCGCGCCGCTGTGCCGCCGGCATCATGTCCAACGAGATGTCGCCGTCGCGGCAGTGGTTCAAGCTGAAGCCGGCCCTGGCAGACCGCTCGACGGCGCCCCCGGAAGCCATTGCGTGGTTCGAAGAAGTCGAAGACCGGCTGCACACCATCATGGCGCGCAGCAACTTCTACGACGAAGCCGCGCAGATGTTTGAGGACCTGGTGATCTTCGGCACCGGCCCGATGCTGATTTACGAAGATCAGGCCGATCTCATCCGCTGCTACACGCCCTGCTGCGGCGAATATCTGCTGTCGAGCTCGTCCGGCAACCGCGTCGGCGTCCTGAGCCGCCTCTTCGTGATGACGATCTCTGCCATCGTGGAGATGTTCGAACTCGAAAACTGCCCGCCGGAAGTCCAGGAGATGTGGCGGCAGAAGGGCGGCGCGCTCGAGGTGGAGCGGCTGGTCGCCCACATCATCGAGCCGAACAGCCCGATCAACGCCCCGGGCATGGACGAAGCCGCTGGCATGGTTCCGGGTGGCTTCGCCTGGCGTGAGGCCTACTGGATCTGGGGCGCCAGCAACGAGTGGCCTCTGAGCCTGTCCGGCTTCCATGAGCCGCCATTCATCTGCCCGCGCTGGAGCGTCACCAGCAACGACGCCTACGGCCGCAGCGTCGGCATGGATGTGATGCCGGACATCCTGCAGTTGCAGGTGATGACGAGCCGCATGGCCGAGGCGCAGGAGAAGATGGTCCGGCCGCCGATGCTGGCGAGCATCGAGATGAAGAACGAGCCAGCCAGCGTGCTGCCGGGCAAGCTCACCTACGTTCCGAAGCTTGGCCCGGAAGTCGGCATGCGGCCAGCCTACACCGTCAACCCGCAGACCAGGGAATTCGCCGAGACCATCCTGCAAATCCAGCAGCGTTGCCGCGAAGGGTTCTTCAATGACCTCTTCGCCATGCTCGAGCAGACCAAAAAGGACATGACGGCGTACGAAGTCGCCGCCCGCAACCAGGAAAAGCTGCAAATCCTCGGCCCCGTGGTCGAGCGACTTCAAAACGAAGGCCTGGGCCCGGCCATCCGCCGGGTGTTCTCGATCGCCAACCGCCGGAACCTGCTGCCGCCGCTGCCGCGCTCGCTCGAAGGCGTGCCGCTCGGCGTCGAATACGTCGGCGTTCTGGCGCTGGCATCCAAGGCCTCGATGTCGGCGGCGCTGACCGAATTCGCCAACCAGATGAACGCCCAGCAGCAACTCCATCCGGAAATCGCCGACCTTTGGGACGTCGTCGAGTGGGGGCGCGAGATGTCCGACACGCTGTTTATCCCGAAGAAGATCGTGCGCAGCCCGGATGCAGTGAAGGCATTGACTGCGGCGCGTCAGAAGCAACAGCAGCAAGCCCAGGCGATGATCGCCGCGCAGCACGCTGCAACGACCGCTCAGACGCTCGGAAGTACGGATATCGGCGGCGGCCAGAATGCAATGTCGCTGCTCACCGGGCTCGGCCAGGGTATCAACGGCGGTGGCGGCGGTCCTGGAGCACAGCCTGGGGGAGCCGCGTAATGCTGAACCTCCTTCGTCCCCTGTCAGCGAGCAGCAACGTGAACGCGATCATCGAGAAGCTGCGGCATGCCGCCGGTAACTCGACGCGGGCTGTGCGTGTGATCCCTGATGGCCGTGTGCCGGTTGGCGAAATCTGGATCGAAACTGGCGTCGGCCGCGTCCGCGTCACTGATATTCCCAAGGGAACCTGATGGACCGCATTCTGAAATTCACCCGTCACCAGGACGGCCGCGGACTGCTGACCGTGCTCGACCGGCTGCCGTTCCCGGCAGTGCGGGCGTTCACCATTTCGTCCGACCAGGTGTTCCAGTGGCGGGGCGGCCATGCCCTGCGGACGTGCCATCAGCTTCTGGTGCCGACGAAAAACACGCTGCTGGTGAACCTGGACGACGGCGCTAAGCACAAATACGGCGTGATCCCAGGAGAGGCCCTGTATCTGCCGCCGATGACTTGGATCGATTACGCGTGGGGCACGCCGGGTGGCGGATCGGCCATCGTGCTGTGCTCGCACCACTACGACGCCGCCGACTATATCAGCGACAGGCCGATATTCACATCCACGCTGACAGCGATGCGTGCGCCGCTGGATAAGGCTGTTCGACTGGCAGTGCGCCGCGCCGCCGTGTCCGAGGACATCTGCGGCAATGGCTGAGAAGCCAGCGAAAGTTTCCAAGGCATCAGTCCGCTACGGTCGCGGGAAGATGACCCGCCATTGCGGTGTCTGCGAGCACTTCCGCAAGCCGAAGTCGTGCGTGCTCGTCGCCGGCGATATCGACCCTGGAGCTTGGTGCCGCCTTTTCGAGCGCGCCACCGTGAAAGAGAAGAAGAATGCCTGAAGTTGCTGGCCAGATGCAGCAAGGTCGCGAGATGTCCGAGCGCGAGTGCCTTCGCGAAGGTGTCGGCCACATCCGCAAGCTTCGGGAGGCATTCCAAGCGATGGCCCAGCGCTATGCAACGGCGCGGACGCCGCTCGACTGCATGATCCACCTGCATGGCTTCCGCGACTGCTTCCGCGGCATCGCCGCCCTCCGCATGGATATGCGCTGGCTCCTGCCGGCCCGCATCGCCGAGCAGATGGAGGACCAGCTACAGGCTGAATTCAAAGTTGCTGGCCAGGGTGGTGTAGCGCTGGTTTATCGCACCGAACGCTGGAACCATCGGGTGAAGCTGCTCGAAAAGCTGGAGCACCAAGTTACGCGGCTGTTCGACCGGGCGGCGCCGCCTCTCCTCATCCTCCCACGATCTGAAGGACATTGACCTTTATGGGCGAAGCCAAACTACGCCGTGAGAAACCCCTTATCAGCGTCCTGATCCCGGAGCGCGGCCGGCCGGAGGCACTGAAGGCGTTGCTGTGGTCCCTCGTCACACACGATGGCGATGACAAGCGCTACGAAATCCTGGTGGCGATCGACGAGGACGACAGCGCACATCACGGCGTCGATCCGGTCGAAAGCCGGCATGTGCGATATTTCACTTGGCCACGGCCGCTCACGCTCGGCCAGAAGATCAACATGCTGGCGAAAGAGGCGCATGGAACCATCCTCTGGTCCGTAGCAAATGATCGCCTCATGCTCACCGAGGGTTGGCCGACCAAGTTCCGCGAAGCCGTCGCCAGCCTGCCGAACGGCATCGGCGTTGCCTATCCCAAGGACCCGCTGCACCCTGACCACGCCGCCTTCCCTATCGTCACCAGGCAGATGGAGAAGGCCGTTGGATTTGTCATGCCGCCCTGCTACCCCTACTGGTTCATTGACACCCACTGGGACCAACTCGGTGTGCTGCTAGGTGTTCGCTTCGAGATCCCGGTCGAACTCGCCGTCCAGGAAGGCACCGACGGCACCATCGACGGTCGCTACGAATTGCCGTTCTGGGTGGATTTCTTCCATGCCATCACTCCGGTGCGGCTGAAGGAAGGTATTCAACTCATCGAGGCGGCATGGGGCAAGGACCACAAGGAAGGTGCTGCCGCCTTGGCCGACCTCGGCCGGCGCCAGCAAATCTGCGCCGCCCGGGTCGCGCACCTGAAGAACCCCGCATTTCTGGACCACTGGGGTTCGAAGGCCATCGAGCCGCCGTATCCAGCGTACGCGGAGGTGAAGAAATACGCCGAAGGGATGATCGCCGATCTGGCGAAGCAGGCGCCGCGGAAACTGCGGGTTGCTATTTGCACGCCATCCGGCCGGTCGTATGAAGCTGGATGTGCCAACAGTATAGCGGCAATGGCTGCATATTCAGCACAAGCAGGAATTGACCTCTCGCTCATCAACGTGCAGACCAGTGCAATTACGCATGGCCGTAATAGTACAGTTCAAATAGCGATGGAGAATAATTGCGACGCCCTATGTTGGGTGGACTCAGATATGACATTCCCTCCCAATACTTTGGTGCGGTTACTGCAACATAAAAAAGATATCTGTGGGGCCACTTATAATCGGCGCACTCCAAATTTTCAAACGCTAGGCCGCCTCAAGGGACCAAATCCTGGTGGGCATGTACTGCGCTCAGGCGGTCTCCACGAAGCAGAGTTGCTACCTGGTGGGTTGTTGTTGGTGGATATGAAAGTCTACAAAGCGTTGAAATGGCCTTGGTACGCTGAATGCTACAAGTGGGAAGGCGACGACGGGCTCGACGCCTTCAAACGGCAGATGCGCAGCTATTTCACGGCTGAACCGCCGGCGGAAGCGATGGACGAACTCGACAGCACCAAGCTCGGTGCGTGGATGCGGGATCACTACGAGGTGGCGGTCGACGCCGGCAGCCCCGAACGCTATTTCAGCGAGGACCTCTACTTCATAAAGGCCGCGAGGAAGGCCGGCTTCTCGGTCTGGTGCGACCTCGATCTGACCTTCGAGGTAGGTCATATCGGGGTGCAGACGGTAACGTGCGAAAGGCCGCCGGCAGAAGTGGCGGAGAAACCATTGCAGGACGCGGCCGACTAAAGGTATAAAGCGGGGCGAGGAGCCGTTGGCGCGGTCTCCCCGTCCCTGACCTCCAGCGTCCAAGGACATACCGCTGTGGCTCGTGAAAACCTACCCGCGATTTATGCGTTCCGCAACCGCGAGAATGGCAAAGTCTATATTGGCTCGGCTATCGACGCGCTCGAACGCAGGAACGACCATCTCTACGCGCTTCGCCGCGGCCGTTCGCATTGCCCGCACCTTCAGGCAGCCTGGACGAAATACGGGGAGGATACCTTCGAATGGGGCATCGTTGAGGTGGTTGCTGAACCGACGATGCTCATCGAGCGGGAGCAGTTCTGGATGGACATCTTCCAGTCCTGCGATCGCTTGTTTGGCTACAATGCTAGGCCAAAAGCTGGCAACCAGCTAGGTCTCCGCCATTCGGACGTCAGCCGAGCGAAAATCAGCGCCAGCAAGAAAGGCAAGAAGCCCGATCTATCGGATGAGCAAAGAGCGCGGATGTCGGCCCTCCACAAGGGGCGAAAGCGGTCTCCCGAGACAGGAGCTAAGATATCAGCCGCGAATACCGGGCGGAAGATGTCGCCAGAAGCGATAGCCAAAACCAGGGCGGCTAATCTGGGCAGGAAGGCGTCTGACGCGACGAAAGCCAAGTTGTCGGCCATCCATAAAGGACAACAGGTGTCTCCCGAGCATCGCGATGCGCTGAGGGTTTACCGGACGGCGAGAGGGTGGACCCCGGAGGAGATTGCTAAGGCCTCGGCTGCCAGGATCGCATCTGGCAAGAGTCGCGTGGCTGCTTTCGAACGTTGGAAAAAACGCACGCCAGAACGCCGCGCTGAGATCGCCGCCAACATTTCGGCTGGCAAGAAAGCCAAGCGTTCCCACTGGACCCCGGAAATGGTCGCGGCCAACGAGGAACGGAAACGCCTGATGGAGCGGGACAGATTGCGAGCCAAGCGAGCAGTCGCCAAAGCCAAGAAGGCTGCCGAGCGGAATGCCGCGCAGCCGTCGCTGCTCGCCGCGGATTAACCGTTGCGGCTGGGGATCGCGGGTGCCATAAGGAAGCGGTGCATATCCGTCTCACCCAGCTTGATGGCA